TATTTGTGCAGCTTCTTGTTCTGCAACTTGAGCATTTCTTTCTTGAATAGCTTGATTGTATTTACCTGCTGCTCCTTGTTGTTGATATTGTGCTGCACCTAAAGCACCTACTACTGCCATTTGCCAACTCATTTAAAATATCCTCGCATACATATATTGATCTGAACCATCAAAACCAAATTTTTTCATTAATCCTTCTTCCTCTAATCCTAACCATTTAGCAAATTTTAAACCAGTTGTATAGTTAGCTCTTACAGCAGTTTGAACTCTATTGATATTATTTTCTTTAGCAATTCGTGCAAAATCTTTCTTAATAGCTTTGGCAACAAGTAATGGATGTTGTAAAACTTTATTAGTTGCTATTACCCAACCCTCTGCAACACCACCCCAAATGATTTTCATACCCGCTGCAAAGATAGGTTCACCATCAATCATGCCAGTAAATGCTAGGTTATCTTGTTCTAAATTCATTGGATCTCCTTCAAACTCCATATCTTTATCCATCAATACATGGTTCATTTGTTGTTTCATAATATACTTACCATGCTCACCTTTATATTTTACAATATTTAAAATGTTATCCATCGTTTGTTTGTAGTTTAGGATATAATGATAATATTGTTAAAGGCAAAGGTTGATTTTGTCTAACAAAGATAAAGCCATCAGTTTCATAATTACCTCTAAACTCTATCTCTTTATCTCCTGTAAATACTGCAACACTACTATCCATAAGATCTGCTGAAGATCTAAAAGGTATTCTCTCCATGTTATTTAGATCTGGACCAACTTCTACACCTAGTGTTTCATATAATCTTAATGTTATTTCATAAATTCTTTTTGTCTTAGATTGTGATGTACCATTCTGTGAACCAGCATCTATTCTCATAGTTTGTAATAAAGATGTAAATGCTAAACCAACTTTAACTTTACTTGCTGATCTACTTAAAGTTATCTCTCCAGAACTAACTACTGCATCTGGATGAGTTGCACCATCAGCTAATACTGAAACTGTTTGACCTTCAAGATGTGATAGACCAGAAATAGTAGTAGCAGGTGAACCATCATAACTTAATTGTGAATCTAAAAAATTAAATGTTGTGTCATCTTCTTGATCAAAGTTTAAGTTGTGAATATATTCTATATATCTTTTTGTAGTACCATCGATTGTTCTTTTAACAATTACCCATGTTTGATATTCTGAATCATCTGTAGGAATTGTAGCAACACTTTCACAGATTGCATTACCACTACCAAATGATCCACCAAATATATGTCTATGCCAAGCAACAACTTGTTGTTCTCTTTGATAAGTTAATCCAATTAATTGACCATCGTTTCTTACACACCAAATGATTTGGTTAGGTTCTTGTTGATACGATAGTTGTTTGAATCCACCTTCTGAAATATGCTCTGCAAGAATAGTTAAATCTGGAGCTATGTAACCATCAACATCAAAGTTGTAAGCTAGTTCTCTTAATTTTCTTTTAGCTCTTTGTAAAAACAAAGTAGCATTACCAACAGCAAGTGCATCAACATTTGCAGCACCATTGTTAGATTGTTTTTTAATTAAAATATTTGTAGGTGTGATTGCTATATCTGTTCCACCACCACTAACTGCAAACTCACCACCAGCTGTACCAATAATTAAAGTTCTTGTAGCTGTCATAAATCTAATTGCATTTACTTGGTTAGATGCGATTGTATAAATGATAGCATCATCATCAGCTACTGTACCATGATAGTTATCATCCATGTTTTCATAGTCACCAGATTTAGAAAAGAATAATGTTTGTGGTTGAGATAATGTTGCAGCAAATACTAATCGTTGTTCAAAAAAGGTTACGCAAGATGGATGACCTGTAGTATCTGAGAATGAACCTAATGCAAAGTCTGTTGATGCTGAACCAGAAGAAGGAGAAGCAATACAAGTTGAAACTGCAACTGTTGCTGAAGTTCTTGCTGTAATTTTATAATGACCATCTTTAAAATGTACTAATCTTCCAACATCAGTAGATAGCCAACCTTGATCATTATTAACTCCAGTAGTAGATGATAAAGTTAAATTACCACTAGATCCAACAGCAGTATGACCAGCTGTTAATGTTGTTGTAGAAATATTATGATCCATGAATGGACCATTCTGAAAATCAACTTCTGTTAATGTCCAGGCAGTATGACCTGTTCTTGATAACTTTCTTACTGCATGATTAGGATGACAAAGATACATAACATCAGCAGATTGTGCAAACTTAATATCAAATAGTTCTGCCTCTAAATAAGGTGAACTAATTTCATAAGCTGATCCACCAGATAATATCTGACCATTGTCTTTATAAAATCTTATGTACTGATCTCCAAACTCAAGTATGTAAGTTTGTGTTGTAGAAAATTCAAAAGGAATTAATCTTGTTTCTTTTGTAGAGTCTTTTACTTCTGCTACATATTGTGTACCAGATCTTCTTGCAGCACTACCATGTGGGTAGATGATCATGTTTTCTAATGTCTTACATCCTGTAGGATATTTAGCTAAATCATTTCTACCATCTAGTCTTGGTGATAATTCACCACCAGTAAAATTGGTTAATTGTACCGCAACTCTAGCCATGCTTTAGTACCTTGAGTTTATAAATGAAGAAGCTCCTATTACATCTGCTTGACCATTATCTGGATTAGTATTGTAACCTTCAGTAGCATCTGTAAATCTAGCTTCCTTTAATTTACTTTGAAATAAATTATACATATTTGTTGCAGTAGGATTAGATGATGTTACTGCGTATGCAATGTCTGCGGCTAATGCAGCTGAAATAGTTTCTCTTAATAATTCATCATATTGATTTGGATCTTCTATTCTTGAGATGTATTGAATCTTAACTGTACCATGATTTGCTAAAACTTTTCTACCTTCAATCTTATAATCATAATCATAATTTAAAATTGTTAATACTCTTAAACAATCAGCAGGTAATGTAAATTGATATGAGAAACCCCATGAAGGAGTAGCTGTATCTCTTGCAAGTTCAACTCTTTTAATTAAACAATTCCAAGGATGAGATCTAAATAAACTATCTCTTATTTGTGTGTATCTTGCATTGCAAAGTCTTGCGTTCTTAGAATCTTCTGTCAATGATAATATTGTAGATGCACCAAGTTGATTTAATGCTCCATTACAAATGTCTACTACTGATGCCATATTACTTCCTTATAATATACTTTCTTCTAATCTGTCTATCTTTTTCTAATGCAAAGATCTCTTCTGTAGTCTTTTCTTCCTTTGCATCAAAACCATAATGTACTTTACTTGTATTTTTGAATCTGTCTACCAGTACATATCGATAAACATAATCACCCTTTCTAAAATGTAATACTGTTTTTAAATCTTTTATTTGTTTCATTTGCATCCTAGGCGGCTTCCACTCTCGCTTCCACCGCCTAAAATTCTATACCTTACGCTTCGTATGCTTGGATTTTAACTACTTTGTCTTCTTCCATTCTAGTCGCACCGAATGCAGCAGAATAGTAAACTTGAGTAGCGTATCCTTTGTCAGCTCTTTCATCGATTCTTGCAGTTGAATCTTTACCAACTGCTAAACCAATTCCATCACTTACGAAAGCAATACAATCTCTGATTTGAGTCGCAACAGCTAATCTGTTAGACACGATGAAATTGAATCCTAAGAAAGAATTAATATCACCTTGTGCTAATGCTTTAACTGTATTGAAATCACTTGAAGTCACTTCAGTAGTTCCTAATAGATCTGTGATCTGTTTAGGAGATACGATGATGTGTCTTGGTAGTGAAGGATCAACATCAGCTAAGTCGATTATTTCTTTTGCTTCTCTTAGCTTAGCGATAGTCATACCAGTTGTACCAGTTTCAGCTATGATTTGGCTTGAAGGTAATGCAACCGCAGTACCACCAGCTACACCAGTATCAGCTGAACCAGTTGCAGCAGTAATGATAGCATCATCCATTGCTCTACCCATTGCATAAGCAGCAGCTAATGCGTAAGTAGAAGTAGGATCTACTAACATTCTTACTTTATCTAAATCATCGATAAGATCTGCAAACTCGTAGTCAACCAATGAAACTCTTCTTCTTGAGTGAGGAGTATCTGATTGAGGAGTGTCTGCGTGTCTAGTTGATCTTACAGATGCTGTTACAGAACCAACTTGGTCGAAGAAAGCATTCTTCCCTGTAACTGATTCTACTCTTACTTTATCTCGTAAAAGAGAACCTTTTTGTTGTGAAAGCATTTGTATGTTAGAACTGTATTGTTCTACAAATGCTGTAGTTATTTGAGTTGACATAATTGTCTCTCCTTAATTGTTAAGTTGTTATTAAACAAAAAACAGAGAGGTTCTCAGAAAATCTGGCATCTCTTGCATTTTAAGTCTGTTAGACTAGAGTCTATTCCTTCTTGTCAGTAAGGTTCGATTTACGAATTGTCTTACTTTTCTTTGGCGAATTTTCATCCGCCATAGAAACCCATTTATAATATTCATTGCAGATTGGCAAGGGATTTGATTTCTGATTTTCAGATCCGCTTTCTACAACGATACGCAATATTTCTAATTTAAGTTCTTGATTATCCATTCATCATTGTTCTTAAATTAAACACTTGCTGAACTACTTTGTCGTGATCTGGATGACCTTTATTCCAATATGGACCATCTCTATCATTAACAATCTTACTTATTTCAGCACTATAATCTATACCTTGAGATACACTTTCACTTTCGGTACTAACCAGTTTATCTTCTGATAATAGATTAGCAATGTTTGCAAAACCTTTTATGATTGAAGGATGATCCCCTAATCGTGTACCATCTTTTAATTGCATATCTAAAATGTTTGCATCCATGTTTGCTTTTGCAACAGCTCCAGCTTTTTTAATATTAGATTCATAGTTACCACCCCACTCTTTTCTGAGTTCTTGTTCAGCTTGAGCTTGAGCAGTTTCCATGTCAACTTGATTTTGTTGCAATGATCCTTCCATAGAATTTTTATAATATTCTAAAATACCTTGAGCTTGTTTATTATTTAAACCTAGCTTGTGAGCATTCTCTGCAAAAGATTTAATTGCACCTTCATCTAATGGAACAGCTTCTGATTTAATATCTAATTGATATTTATCTGGAGACTCTGGTCTACCAAGTTTATCATAAACTTCATTCCATTGATCATCTGTTGAGTTGTTATTTGGTACAGCAACTTTATCTTGACCAATCATTCTTGTTGCATTGATATAAGACTTAGCCAAAGATTCTAATTCAGTAAACTTAGAAATGTTTGGATCATTTCTTAAATCTTCTGGGATAGCTTCTTTCCAAGACTTAGCAACAGTTGGTGGTTGCTCTATTTGTGTTTCCTGCTTTGCAGGTTCTTGAGTTACTGTTTCTGTAGTAGGTTGTGTTGTCTCTGCTACAGGCACAGTTTCCTGTGTTATCTGTTCTTGTGACATTGTTATTTTCCTTTTGTGTTATCATCTTGCAGCATTGATTTAATAAATAGAAGTACGCTGCGTTGACCTTCCATGTATGCACTCTCGTGACTATCACCTTTTACATTAGTGGTAGACCAAAAGTGACATCGTTTTTCTAAATCAGATAAAACTTTTTTACCTTCATCTGATTCAAAAATCATTTTATATGCTTCTCTGATTTCCTTTATTTGTTTTTCAAACTGTTTGAGATCACTCATTATTCAGCTTCTGCATTCGCTACAGCTCTAGCTTCTTCTGGTAAAGCCTTTGCGAGTGGTGCTATTTTTCCTCCTGCTTCTGCTACTTGTTGTAGTTGTTGCATTTGCATCATTTGTTCTTGTTGAGCTTGTGCTTGTTGTCTTTCAGCATTTAACTCAGATTGTGGTTTTAATATTTTTTGTGGAACACCTACGATGTCTGCTAAGTGTCTAACCAATTTATCCATATTGATATGATCGAATACTGGAGCAACATTTGATAAGCTACCCATAATTTCTATAGCTCTCATAATAGATTGTAGCTCAGAAGATTTCTGTGCTTTAGCTAATGGAGATACATATTCGATTTCAATATCTTTACCTGCTAAAAATTCTGGAGCTGGTCTAAATAAATTCTTTCTAAGTATTAATGAGAATGCTCTATCGATTAATGGTTTTAATAATTCAGATTGAAGTCTACCAAGAACTGGACCAAGTAATCTCATCTTCTCTTCGTTCCTTTGGATAACTTCTGTTGCTGTCATTTGTGGACCACTCTGCATCATTAATTGATTTACATAGAAAGCATTTCTAATTGAGTTTCTTCTTTGCTCTTCCATGTTTAAACCTAATGGAGTATTCGCACCAATGTTTAAAGTTTCAATTCTATCTCTTGTACCTGCTCTATAAAAATTTAAACCACCAGGTACTGTTCTTACTGGTAAAATAAATCCATCATCTGGAACTAATAAAGGTGGATCAACTTGTTTCTGTGCAGACTTGATTGTAGTCTTAGACATTTCATTTAACATCTTCACATCTGGTAAAGCTGTCATTGCAGGAGATCTTCCATAGATTTCATGTGATGCTTTTAAATATCTTGGTACTACAAATGGGAACTCTCTAAATCCAGATACAGATAATTCTTCACCTGTTCCTGCTTCTAAGTAAACAGATTCAAATGGCATATTAGCTTTGTCTTGTTTCTTAGGATCAAAGTCTGATCTTGGATATACTGCATGAAGTATTTCTACTTCTTCGTATGGATCTTTCTTTGCAGTTGTTGCAATGTTAGCAGATACATTTCCAAACTTTTGTACTGCTGCTCTTGCAGATAATTTAAACTTTCTAAATACTGTATCGATTCTTCCTTTTTCATTTTCAGCAATATATATTTCATTAATATGTCTTGTTGAAAATTTTAAAATATCTTCATCATCTTCTTCAATAAACATTGCTGCTGTACCAAAAGTAATTAGGTCGTGATACAGTTCAAATATTTCTTGTTGGAAGTTTGATTTATTAAATGCTGCATACATTGTTTCTGTTGCAGACTCTAACCATTCTTTTGCTTCATCCTCATTTTCCATACCATCTTCTTTGAATCTTAATGAGAACCAAGGTGTTGATGGGTTTGTTAGCATACCATGTAATGATGCTGCTAATAATTCTACTGATTGTAATGGTGATGAATCAAAAATTAATTCAGTTCTTTTATCACCTTTAGATCTTGACTTTGTTACATCAGCTTTTCTTGGTTGCATATAATCTGCAACTTCTTGCCAATGACTTTCCCAATTTTGTCTTTGAGATTTTAATCTGTCAAATCGTTTTAATAAATTTTTTGCTTTATCTGTTTGTGCCATTATCTACCTAATAAACTTGGTTTGCCTAAAGTCAAGCTACCTGTTGCACCTGTTGGAGTAGTCGCAATAGTGATTGATCTTCCTCTAGCTAATGTTTTTCTTTTTCTAAGTAAGATAGGATCTTCTGCTTCTGCTGCACTAACTTGTGAAACTTCTGCTGTTGTTGGAGCAGTTACTGTTGGAGATTGAACAACGACACCACTAGATGTTGCTGCACCTATATTACTTTGACCACCACCATCACCTCTACCAAGATCACCAACATTACTTCTAGTAGTTGATCCTTGATAATCTGATGTACCCATTAATGATGTATTTACTCTTCCTCTTCTAACTGCGTTTGTAACTCCTCTAACAGCAGCTCCTACTAATCCACCACCTTTAATAAAATTACCAACTGTTTCTACAGCTCTTTGAGTTTTAGTTTGACCTAAACCAACTTCCACATTTGCTTCTGCTCTTGATTTTTTATCTGCCTTAGCTTGATTCTTTGCAGATAATGTTGATCTTGTAGTCATTGGTGCATCAGCACTTCCACCATTACTAGCACCATTAGCTCCCATATTTATTTTCCAAATGTTAATGATGATTTAGTTTCAGATTTAGTTTCAGATTT